CTGTGTCCAGCGTCTGGAGACGCTCCATATGTTTCCATTCCGAAAACATCAGCCATAATTGCCTCACTTTTGGTTTACGGCTGACAGTATATTATTTTAAATACTGAAAGCCTTTTCTAATTCACTTCCAGAACCCAAAATAGTATCAAAGACTTTATCATCGGTTGATTGCTCAACTGCCGTACTTCCTTGTGTTGCAAGTGTAGTAGGTTGTTGTTGAACTTCTCTCATCTTGTTATGGATTTCTTGTCGAGCATTATTAGCTATTTGCTCATCTCGATTCTTGCGATTCATTAAAAAGTATATATCCTCTAACTCAAGAGATTTAGATTGTGCATAATCAACAAATTCTTTCCATTGTTCATCTGTCATATTCATCTTTTGTTTGAACTGGGCTTCTCTTGCCAACTTTGCATTTTCATTCTTTTGAGTTTTCAAAGCATTACCTAGTCTACGTTGGACTATTCCGTCTATCGTAGCTCCAAGCACTTTTGCAGAATCAGAATCGGGTTTACCAAAAGCCTCTTCAGCGTCAAATACAAAATCCTCATCTAGATTAAGTTTTTGATTTAATGTTTCTGGGGTCTGGCCTCCACCCTCAAAATAATTTCTCACATGATTAATTAAATTGGGGTCTTCTCGCATAGCATCTAGTATAGGCATATAAGGTTCAATTTCCTTTAGTTTACCATTTAACCTTTTAGCTTCTCTACTAGAATCGCTATACCTTTTTTGTAAAGTATCCAAATTATTATCTGGAACTTCATTCTGAACTTCTACATTAGGGCTCGACTGCGTGTTACCGCTTTGTACCGAGGTTGTTTGTGAAGGTTCTAATATGCCGCCATTGACTTGATTGTCTAAAGACTCAAAAAAGTCTTCACTATTCATACCCATGACTGCATCTTGTACGTTTGTACTTTCGGGGGCCTCTGTGGCGTTACCTACTTGTTCTGACATACTATCTCCTATTTTAAGATTATTTTAATTTAGCAAATATAAAAATAAAAATGCAAGAGTTATGATTGCTCATTCTCATTTACATTTTTCTTTACAGAATCCATATCTACCATTAATTGTTCTTTCATTTTTTGAAACTCAACTTTTAACATACCTCTTAGTAGTTTTTGTTGTGCTTCTGTTTCTAGAACATCTTTTCGTATCTCGTTATTCGCATCTCCAACTTTCATTTTAATACCTGCTTGTACTAATTGACGTTGAAGTGTTTCTATCGTACCATCTCTTTCTTTTACCATTTCTTGCATTGAGTTTAATTGTGATTGCGCTTGTGCAACCATTGATTTTCTTTCAATAATCTTTTCTTTATTTCGTATATCAGTTTCTGCTAACATAGCAACATCATCTATTAATCCAGATTGAAACCATCTAAAGTATTCTTCTAGTAATGCCCATCTATTTAATGGTAATGTTGCCCCTGCTATAATCCTTACATCGAATCTAGCAGCTGAATAATCTTTATATTTACCGATAGCTTTTCCATAATCATTGTATAGATTTACATTTATTCTTACTTCTTTTTCTTGTGAATCGCCACCTTCTGGCTGTACAATTCTAAATACTTTTTCTATAGTGTAATGTTTTTGAGCCATCATCTTAAATACTCTACCTATATGTTCTAGTGATGGTTCTACAATACTATTCATCCATGCTTTTAATCTTCTAGTACCAAATTCATCGTTTGCAAGTAATCCACGATATGTTTCAGCTTGGTCTTGAGAGAATCCCATCATTGCAGATGGTACACCACTTATATACTCTGCATCACTTTTACCTTGTTGAACAACTGTAAAGAATGCATTATTTATTGGAGCGGGTTGTATTGGTGTAGGAGGTCTAAATCCTTGTCTATATTTTAACAATGCTCCAGGCGCTGATGAATATTTTTCCCATTCTTCTTCTGGTACAGAACCTTCTTCATACATCCATCTAAGATTAGAAGATAGATTTGCATTATGTAACATTATCTGATGAGCTTTGTTTATTTCTTGTTGTTTACCTATTAATGGAGTAACTGCACTCATCGGATATGGAGTTCCTGTATATAAATATGGAATAGGAATAATAGGATATTCACTAATAGGTATTGTTTGCTCGAATAAAAATGTATCATCTCCTACACTACAAGTTTTTACAATTCTATTTTCATAAAACTCTATAGAATCCACTATATTTTTTGAAAAGTTTTTATCTTGTTGAAACTCTAAGAATTGTTTTTCAGACATAACCTGTTCTTTAACAATGGTAGCTTCATCTCTAGCCATAGATATAAGTTCCATTTCTCTTTCTTGAATAGATGTAATACCCATTTTTTGAGAGTTCTCTATTAACAACTTACCTCTTTCTGGTATAATCTCACCTTCTTGAACTTGTCGTTCTATTTGTAATTGTTTTTCTATTAATTGAACTTCTACTTCTTGCTTAAAATTTTCTAATTCCTCTTGGACCTGTTCTTTTAACATTAACAATTGAGATTCAGTAGGTTCTATTTTAATATATACATTTCGATACTTGAATTTCTTTTTTGCATATGTTTCATAGTATGGAATAATATCATCATCTTCGCCTTCTGTATTTATACCAAACGATAAATCTTCAGGTTGAGTTGTGTCTGTAAAATTTAAATCTCTTTGAGAGTATGATACTACATCCGTCCCTCTTGTAACCTTTTTTATCTTTGCTTGATACTCTGGTAACATATTTATTAATCTAGAACGAGCTATGTTTTTTCTTATTTGTATAAAATTAGCATCTCTAAATAAAAAATCTCTACTGGCAGGGTCTACAAATACATCATATGGGTCTATTCTACTAAACTGCACTTCTCCCATTCCCCTATCTGCATCTTTATCTATATCTACAAGAAAGTATCCCAATCCTTTTGTTAGTGAATCTAGTATTACTTGACTGTATAAAGACTTACCATTTGATAAATACCAACAGTAATCAGCTATATCTGAATGAACTTGTGCAATATCAGCATCATCTCCAGTTACTCCAACTGCTTTCCATTTAGGATTATTAGATGTTGCAAAGTATTTCATTATCTCTATAATAGGAGTTATCCTATTTATAGTAAATGAGGGCATACCAGATTCTTCTAATGCATGAAGTTCATCTTTAGTCAATTGTTCATTTAAATAGAAATCAAATCCTTTTTGACTACTGGATTGCCACCTCATTCTATTAGTATTATTTGCTTTATCCCATATCTGTTTATTTACTTGAGCTTTTGATTTTTTTGTAACTCTAGCCATTATACTTCCATTGTCCTTCTATACCAACCATATAAAAACTTTTCCTGTTCTGGTTTTTTATTTACCAAATCATAATAATATTTCAATCTATAACACCTAACTCTATTTGAAGATGGTGTATATTTTTTTAATGCTCTTTTACTTGCAGGTCCAAAACCACCATCTACAACTAACTTTCCACCTCTATTATTGATTGCTCTTTGTAGAACTTTTACAGCAGTTTTTCTTCCTTGATTAACACACATATCAAAAAATATATGTCTTAGTTCTTTTGGAAGTTCTTCTACTTTATTTTTATCCCAATAATCTTCTTTATATATTTCTGTGGCGTACTCAACAGTAAGATTTTTTATATCTAAGTCTGGGTAAAATCTTTTTGTAATACCCATATTTGTTTCTCCACCTAAATCTTTTGGGTCATTAACATATCCACCTTCGTGCTTTAAAGTAACTTTGATTATATCCTTAAATTCTGTTAATGAACTCATACTACAATCCAACTTTATTTTCTTTTTTGTTTTAAACTTCTTAAAATTTCTTTTTCTGGATTTCTTTTTTTATTAGACCTTCTAATTTCCATAGGTTTAGATTTTAATTTAGATAAAATTTCTCCTTTTTTCTTATAATGAGGAGTACATACCTTTGACGCTTCCGAACTACTTAATCCTAATTTTTTTCCTTTAGAAATACATGAAGCTTGATTTGCAACATACTTTATTGGATTTTTCATAAATTTACCCAACGTTCTTAATTTATCTTTGTCTATCTTTGCCATTTAAATTTTCCTTTTATGCAACTAACCAACTTTTTGCTTTTTTCTTACGTTTAAACCAACTTTTTTTATTATCATCTTTTTTCATACTAGGTGGAAAAGAGTGAATTTGTGAGTAATAAAGGCTCTCAATTGTATCATCGTGAGCCATTTTAGGGCCGAAAGTAAGAATTTCGTTAATTAAATCAAACATATTTTTCCTTAAATGCACAGTTCCTGTACTAAAACGTGCCGAAAGTCCAGAATATATGCGATTTCTCTTTTGTGTCCCACCGGGTTTTTCTGGTATAACTGCAATGTCAAACTTATTTAGTCTTCTTCTTTCATCATTCAATGCTTGAAATATACTTCTGTTCATTGCAACGTCTTCAACTGTAGAAGATACACAATTGTATTTTTGATGTAGTTCTAGTATAATATCAACTACTCCTTTCTTACCAAGTATCTCTCCTGTCTCTGGATTCTTAGAACCAATAGTAGGAACACTTCTATGTCTCTCATATTCTAAAACATATAATTCATTGTTTACATCAATAGCTATTACAGTAATAACTGAAAAGTCACTATGCTTTGTATCAATATCTGTAGCGGGGTCACATCCTATAAATGTATTTACTGGTATATCTTTCCCATCTTTTACAATATAATTAATCCCATCTTCATATTTATAGTATCCTTCCCAATATTGTATGTGTTCTCTTCTCCATATCGCATCTTCTTCAGATTGTACTTCCATCATATATTCTTGATAAAACTTTTGAGGTTGTCCAGAATCTGCGTAAAACTTTTTCTTTTCTTTTATTTTAGATAATGGAAAGAATGATTCCCATAATGGTGTATCTCCATCTATAAGAGCTTTATATGTAATAACTTTCCAAGCAAACTTTTTACCATCCTTTGTTGCTTTTGAATAATTATTGATAAGATTGTTAATAAAAGAATCATAGTGAACTGGAGTACCATTTACCCTCAATCTACCAGTGTGAGGTTCAATAGCAGGATATACAACTGCTGTAACTAAGTTTGCATTTTTATCTCTTGCTTCTTTTGTAATCGTATTTGCTTCATGTTCAAAGTCATCCAATACAATAAGGTCATATCTTTTATGTAATTTTGCACCTCCACGAATACCTGCTACATTTGATTTGCTAATTAATTTACATCCATTTGATAATTCTATATCTTCTTCTGTCCACTTTCTGCCTTTCATAGGTCCAAAGTAATATTTAATCATATCGTTAAACTCAAGATGGTGTTTAATATAATCCATATTACCCACACTAAGTTTCTGAGTAGCGGATACCCATGCATAAAATAGAAAGTTTTCCTTTGTAGCAAATACAAAGTCTTTTATAATAGATGCTTTTGTAAGAACTGTTTTACCATGACCTCTAGGAACAATGACAGCAGTTTGTTTTATATTTTTATCATCAATAGCATCTGATATTTCATAATGAAAGAATGGAGTTTCTGACCGCATAAAGTCATCTGGAAGAAATAACTTACCAAATGATATAAGGTCTTTATATGCTAATTGTAATGTTTCTTCAGCTTTACTTATGTTCTGACTGTTTATATTTGCCATCTAAATATTTATTAAACTTTTTTTCAAGTTTTTGCATATCAATAAAATCATTAAATAATGTTTCTGTTATTCTAAGTCTTTCTGTAACAAATTGCAATTGACTATATATACTTTGAATAGAACGTCTCATATCATGTTTTGTTATTGAGTTTTTCTTTTTCATGTCTCTCCCATTTTTTCTGGAATTTCTAACATATCTATAATTTTTTGTATTCTTAATATATTGTAATATGTTTTAGATGTCATATTATATAAAATATACTCACTTCTTATTTTGTTATTTAATTTTTTTAATAGTTTAATTGCTTCGTCTAATTCTAAATCATCTGGAATATTATTTAGTTGATTCATATTCTTTCCTTAAATATTTTAAATATTCAGCTCCTTTTTCTGGATTAAATATTGTAGTTATTAATCTACTATCATCGTCATCATATCTAGGGTCTATAATTGTAACAGGACAATTAAATATATTTTTATCGTCTAATCCTAATTTATCTGCATAACTATCCATAATCTTAAAACTTGCAACTTGCAATGCATGACTAATTGTTCCATTTGCTGGATTTTTAACTACTTGGTATCCAGAAACATGAGTGTGTCCACAAGTAAGAATATTGTCTGCCCAACCTGTCTGAGCAGCTCTTGCAACTCCATGAGCAGTATTCCAAATACTGTTGCCTTTAAATGTATGCCTAGCATTGATAGTTATTGTTTTTCCGTTTGGAAATTTTAATTGCATTCTAGCTCCCCACTTTTCATAAAGTCCTTTGTGGTCTCTCATAATAAAATCTAATGGGTCTCCATCACCAGACCATACATCGTGATTACCTGCTACTAGATATAACCAATCAAGTTTATTAACAAAGTATTCTGTAAGTCTCCAAGATTCTTTTGCAGATGTAGATTGTTGTCCATATAAATATGATAATCTTCCTATCCAATTGTTTTGTATATCGCCAAGATTACCAGCAAACATTCCTTTTGTATTATTTATAATACTCATATAATGAAGTATCTGGGATATATCAGTGCCATCATCATCTACATGAGGGTCTCCGAAATGTGCAATACCTATGGGACCATCTACATTTATATCAATACCAACTAGTTTTTTACTCTTTTTAGATATTGCTTTTTGTTTGTATTGTTTTTTTCTATGTTCAATTAACTCGTCTATTGGTATGTGGTCGGGGTCAACGTCATGTACTTTAAATTCATTTTCTTCTATAATAGTAGGAGCTACTGTTTTTCTACCGCAAGCAGTGCATTTCCATTGTTGTTTTTTATGACTTGCTCTATAAAGAAATCCACTTTTATGTATAGACCTTGAACCACAATGAGGACATCCTATAATATTGCCATCCGCATCTTTTCTTATATCATCCCCTATACTCATCGCACCCCCTTACAATTATTCTATTTCTTTTACTCTTTTAGCACCTTCTAATTGTTCTTGTGAAAAACCTTGAAACATTCCAAGCAATCCAACTTCTTTTTGTTTTATATTATTATTAGATGTTCCAACTATCTTACCAAGTTCTTTTGTTGATTGTAATATAATGTTATCATCTTCACTATAATCAGCAAGATGTTTTAGTTTACTTAATATATATTCGTGGTCTATACCCATTCCTTTTGCAACATCAAGTACAGACTTTTGTATTTCTTCCATTACTCTTTCCTGTTTTAATAATACAGTTGCTTTTTTTCGTGCTTTTTGGTTAGACTCTTCTTTATATACATTCTTATAAGCCTCTATCGCTCCCATACCTACAACAACATTAGTAGCAAATTGTTTTTCTTTGTTAGTGATTTTAGTTCTTTTGTGTACTCTTTCGGAAGTATTTTTTATTTTAGTAGAAAATGTGTATCTATTAGGGTGATTGCTAAAATCTGTATCCATTTTTGTAGATTCTTTATTTATAAAACTACCTACAATAGTACGAACCCACCCTTTTGCATAATTATAATTTTTAGTATCTCCATGATGATTTACACCATTTTTTACTTTTAACAATTGTACTATTCTATCATCATCACTATAGACCCAATCACCTTCGTTAGCTTTTCGCCAATCTGGATGTACTATAGTATTAGGGTGTGATTGTTTAAACTCGTCTATATCTTCGTAAACAAAATGTTCTACGTTTTTAATTTTTCTTTTTTCTGCCATTCAATATTGTTTTTTGTTAATAATACTACTTGTCTAGATAAGTTATCAATTAACTCACCTACTTCTTTTTGTACAAAAAATACTTTCTCATCTATCTCTACAGGAACAATATTTTTAGATAATCCATTTAATATTAGTTCTTGTTCTTCTAAACTAAGGTCTGCTAGGTGTTCTAATAAATCTGCCATTTTTATACATTTATTTTATCCCGACCCAACCACCCATTAAGTTAACTTATTATGCAAACATTTGCAATAGCTACCCCAGTTATTTTATAGAAAAATTGTAGGATTTTGATATGTAACCTTTTTCCCATTATATACCCCCTATATGGGGGATTTACTAAATAACTTTTCAGTTATTTTCTATTTTGATTATTACTTTTATAATCTAATTAACAGTCAATTTCATAAAGGAGAATATTATGAAGATAGATATACTTACATCATTCGATGACTACAAGCAACAAGCTAAGAGCTTAAAGAGTGTTGCTTTTGCTAGGTACAAGAATGCTAGTATCCGTAGAGAATGGGATGCATTTACTAAGCAGTCTCATAAGAGTAAGAATGACATCAAGAGAGAACTTCAGCAAGACTTGGAGTTTCTTAATCAACTGTGTATGTCAGACGGGCATCCTTCTATGTTTAAACAAGAAGAAGATGTTGTTATACCTGATTTGTCTTGGGAAGAGTAGGCTTTATGCCTACTTTTTCTTTAACACATTACACCTTAACTGTGTGATATAAAGTGTCAATATACTTAAGTGTTGTAAGAATGTAAGCGCATCTAACAAACATACAGAACAGAGATATTAACTTCCATTTTTACGATAACTTGGGTATAAACTTATAGGAGTATTAAATGTTAAGATTTGTTAATTTCATCCATGACTTAACAGTTGTGGTATTGTGTAGTTTCCTTTTCACATCTGTAGTTGTAGGAGCTGCCACAGTTATATTTGTACTAGCTGTTGGATAAAAGAACTATAGGCACTGTTCACTTTCTTATACCCACAACTCACGATAAAAAACACAGTATACAGAAAAGGACTCCGCATCCTTAGAGCAGTGCCTTATTATTAAGAAAGAGTAGCACTAAGTCACGTGGATATGTAGTGTGGAAAAGGTCAGACCTCTCTTTCTTTAATTTATTTGCCTATCTAACGCAACAGTCTTTACTCCATTTGATTGTGGCTCCGTTACTATCC